GGAGCAGCCCCAGGAACCGCTTGAGCCATTGGAGAAACCTGGCTGATAAACGCGCCAAGACCCTGCATAAACTGTACAGCACTATCGCGCTCTGCTGCCCAATCAAGCGCAGCCATTGAATCAGCTTCGACATTGATTCTGTACTCCGCTAGGCGTTCGTCCTTGATAAGCTGAATAGCAGGACCGGCATATTGCGCGTCTGGCGTTCGCATAATGTTGGAGCGTTCGGCAATCGTTTCAGGCTGCCAATGCTTGCTGATAATTTCAGCCTTAATACGCAACAGATTGGTAATCCATTCCGCAATGTAAAACTGATTCAATTGTATGCGCGTGGAACCAAACTGCGCTTTAATCTGCTGCGCGGTAGCAGTCTCAGTGGCGCGAGTAGTGCCGCGCATAATGTCGGAAATGCCCAAGACTTCATAAATCTGAACAGTCTTGTCCTGACGATATTGGCGCAAATGGTCAATGGCATTAACAACCTGGTCAATCGGAACCCAATCAACCTTGCCTTTTACACCACCCGCTTCGGCAAACATTGCCCAGTTATCAACCGGAATAAGCTGGTTTTCAGCCGCCTGATTAAACATGCGCTGAATACCGTCATGGTTCTTGTCATATACGCCGACAACCTTAGCCGCCCGCGTCAGCCAGGTAATGCGCGTGTTTATCTCATCAAGTTCATTGAACTGATCTTGTGCAAAAATATAATCAGCGCGACCAATAAAGTTGCTGCTGGTTACATTGGCAACAAGCGGTTTGGGACACGGAAAAAACCCATCAAGCTGCAACGGATCATCTTTAATATCCAGAATAATGTCGCAGCCCTTGGCGTACCAATAAACCTTCTTATCCTCTTTAGACCAAATCTCAAATACTTGAGCCTTTGACCAAGGATCATATTTAGGCGTCTGCGCGTTTGTTTCCGTAGTCTCCCTTGAAAACAACGGAACCATCTTGCCAATCTGTTCGCCAAACCGCTGGATCAACTGATCCCGCGTCATGTAAACGCGCCGCGCTACCCACCGCACCTCACCCCAAACGCGGGCTGGCGAATAGAAAAAGTCCTTCCAGTAAATATAATCAATCGGCGCATCTTCCTTAACAATGCGCTCATATGTACTAGACGGCACAAGCTCTACTCCCGTAATCGGGTCGATTTGCGCCGGTATTTCTTCAATCTGTGTCTCTACTTCATAACGCATCCAAGACTGACCCATGCCAACAATGAGCCAATCCTCAATGCCTTGCCTGATAGACGCATCCCAGGCGGATACATTGTCATCAAACGAACGATTCAAAAGACGCTGCACAATCTGACCGGCAACACGCGCCACATCATCGTCAGCATCCAAAAAAGAACGCGCCACCGAAGCCTTCGGAGGACGCGCATAAAGCAAACTCAACAATACTTTCGTAGACGACCAAAACAGATTTACGCGGCTTTCTTCCTTATGCCATTCATCACGGCGATCCAGATACCGGCGCGTAATGCGGTCGGCATCTTCCTGAAACTTCATCATCTCTTTCTTTGAAGCTTCAATTTCAGCGCCCCACCGCTGCGCTTGTCCAGCAGGAGTGTCAGCAAAGTCCGTATTGGACTCAATCTTGTTCTGAACTTCCATTAGCCCAACCTTCCGCTTGTTTTAGGCTGACATTCCCAAATATCTTCTAAATTAAATTCATACATACTTCTGGCCGTGTAAACGCTGCTTGCAGTGCTGCTCCGTTTTGCGCTCGATACCGGCTTGCAACTCAGCGCAAAATACCTAAACGCATCAGACGCATGGCTATGCTGGTCATGCCGTGGCCTGTTGCGATACGTCTGGGTGCGCTCGTCCCACTCCCGCTTATACGCCCTTAAGTGTTCCAGCCCATCATAAACCGTTTTTTCGTCAAACCAACACTTCGGCAAAGTAAGCCTGGCCGCCTCAATCCCATCCTGCAAAGACAGTTCAGGAACCAGCTTCGGGTGTATGCCGTTTGCTAAAAACTGCTCAATAATGCTCTTGCCGGTCTGAAGGCTCTTGGCCTTCGCATCATGCGGCAAATATATATCCCTAACCTTATACGGTCTGGTTTTAACCCATTCAATATAATGAGCAATCGGCTGATTATCGGCTTCGTAAAAATCTACAATCTTGTAGCCATCAGGCTGCGTCTGCCAACCCCACCAACTGCAACTGTCCGTGTACCCAAGGTCAGCCACAAGATCGACCGGAAATTCAGAACTGGCCGGAAATACACCAACCCGCCCCTCGTCATACGCCTCCCCAATCAATTTGGAGTAATACGCCCCAGGCATAGCCGCATCAAAACTAATTTCATATTCAGTCGCATACGTTTCTTCAGTCATCTGCGCCCGCGCATCCCGCAACTCATCAGGATGCAAAATATTCGTCTTGGACGCCGGTAATTCCAAAAGCATGTGCGTCCCAGGATTCAACCGAGCTTCCTCGCGCATCTGCCAAAAGAAGTTCTTACCAGCCGGGGTGCCAGCAAATATCGCCCACCCGCGCCGATCCGATAATGCCGGGCGCAAAACCGAATACCACGCACTCGGCCTAATCTGCCCAACCTCATCCAACACAACACCGTCAAAATACATCCCGCGCCAAGCATCAGGATGATCCGCACCACCTACATAAATCCGGCTAACCCCATTGTTTCCGTTAAATAAACTTACATGCAATTCCGTTTCATTAGGCTGCGCCGCCCATAACGGTTTGCTCAAATCCTTAATATAACTCCACGCCACCTTCTTCGCCTGATCCCGAAACGGCGCTAAATACGCAAACTGCGGCTTTGGATGCCGACACTGCAATGCGCTAATCAATATATCCGCGCACATCGCAACAGTCTTGCCAGCGCGGCGGTGCGCTATAACAACTGCCCAACGTTTGTCCCGCTGGTGCAGCGGCAAAAATATGTCTCGCGGGACGTATTCATTAATGTCCATAAAACGGCAACACTCCTATGGGGGTACCAGAGCGGAGGGGGTATGGTACCTAGTATAGACCACCCCCCACCCCCCGGCTGACATGGGGGTAGGGGTCAAATTTCCCCCGGCCCGCCCCTAAGCCGTTGATTTGTCTATGTTTTCCGCCTGCCCCGTGTAAACGTCCTGGCCTTCCGCGCTTGGGGGGGCCTCGATGACGGGCGGCATGATGGCCGGCATCGTGCCGGGTGCTGCTGCATCGATCGGGCGAGCGGCCAGCCAGCCTAGATTAATCTGGATGCTTTGGACGGTGGCGTCCACCTTGAGCGGTAGGGCGGCTTTGACTAGGCCAACAAACAGGGCGCGGTCTTGTATTCCGCCACGCGCTCTTTCGAGCATCCATTCAGTTAGGCCACGTTTCCCGTCTCGCGTAGTGACTTCCCTGGCGGCTCTTTCAACGGCGGCTCTAATACTTGCCGTGACTTTGTTAGGCGCTCCCTTGGGTCTGCCCTTTGATCCTGTAGGCGGAAGATTGAGCCTCCTCCGGTCTATTTTCTCTCCGTCTTTTTTGATTTCTTTACTCATTTGCATTCTCAATCTTTTGCACCCCTCGAATTCTTACGCAAGCACAAAAACGCGCACATCAGTTTTCACGCCTGGGCCGCTCTATCATCCAGCCGTTTTTATCAAAAAAATAACATCAGCCGAAAGCAGCAATCCCCCCCTTAGGGGGGGGGGATTTTGCTGTTTCCATTGGCCCGCCCAAAGTTATTCAAATGTAATGCCTTGTTACTAAACAGTTATTCCGCGTTTCCATTCCAGTTTACGCAAGCGGCTTAAAATGTTATTGCTTGTTTCCACCAGTTATATTGCACCACAGCAATTCGACTTATCCTTATTTTATAGGCATAACTCGCGCTCGCAATAAAATGTCGTAAAGTTACCAACGATGTTAACGCGTATTTATCGGCATATCTGAATTTTTACGCACTTGCAGCATAAAATATTTTCCCACCTTACAACCATGTAATAAACAACCCGCTTGTGTTATACATTAGGGCTATATATAAACAAGCCGTTAGCACAACCCACAAAAGGAATACGCAACATGACCCTCCAAATTCAATTCCGCAGCGTTTACGGCAATGACCTGGTTTACCCGGTCTGCGATCAGGCAAAACTGTTTGCCAAGCTGCTCGGCGTAAAAACCTTTAACCACCATCAGATCGAAACAATCAAACAGCTTGGCTATGGCTTTGAAGCCGTAACCAATCAGCCGCGCAATATCTAAGAGCAATGACAATGACCACCAAACACACCCCCGGCCCGTGGACCATACACAAAGATTACAGCCGCGCAAATTATACGGTTTTTGATGCAGACGGAAATTATGGCGATACGTCTGTGGAAACAATCGACGCCAACGCCGCCCTAATCGCCGCCGCGCCTTTCATGCTTCAAATTTTGGAAACAATTGCACTTCACGCGCCTTCTCTTGATGCGAATGGGATTAGGGAATTGTGCGATGAAGCCATCGCCAAAGCCACCGGCATCAAGGAGCAATGACAATGGACCTCTGGAACACAGAAACCGCGATTGAAGACATTCCTGGCCTAGACCTCAATCTGCCGATCTGGATTGACCAAAACATTACCCCCAGTGATGTCGCCGCCATTGTCCAAGGCGGCTGCGCTTCAGGCGCATATATGCCGGCCGTGACGTATCACAAGGCGCTTGCTGTCATGTCCGAGGATGGCGATGAAGTCTTACAGTTTATTGAGGATCAGCTGGGCGAACTACCGCAACCAAAGCGAGGCGAAAGCTGGTCCGGCCTAGCCTGTTTCTACCTTTCAACTGCGGTTGAATTATGGGCGTCTAGTGTTGAAAGCGAATTAGAACAATTTGAACTTGAAACAGAGGAGGCTTAACCATGAAGTCACTTTACGTCTGCATTATCAAAGATAATTGGCCCCAATGCCCTGGCGAAATTATTAAATACTTTGCCACGCGCAAAAAGGCGAAATTTTGGGGCGAAAGGGAAATAGATGCTGCGAAAGAACTTAAAATGGAACCATTACCAACGTTTGAAGTAGTTTATAAACAACCCGCTTGACAATAAAACGGGGAGGGCATAACGTCCTCCCCGTTAGCTTTAACCCTGCAAAGGAATACAGCCCATGACCCGCGAAGAATACCTTAACGCTGCTACCGCTCTTATGTCCCCCTGGTTCAATGCCCAGGGTTACCCGCTCCCTCCCGTCCGCGTATCTGTCGGTATCCCTGCTGGCGGCAAGGGCGGAAAGCTCAAGCGCATTGGCGAGTGCTGGTCCCCTGCCGCAAGCGCCGATGCAACCACCGAAGTCTTTATTTGTCCCTCACAGTCCAACGCAACCAACGTCCTGGCTATCCTTGTGCATGAGTTGGTTCATGCCGCTGTTGGCCTAGAGCATGGGCACAAAGGCGCGTTTAAACGCCTTGCGCTTGCCCTTGGCCTGGAGGGCAAAATGACTAGCACAACTGCCGGTGCCGATCTTACAGCCCGCCTAACGGCCATTATCTCTCAGCTTGGCGCATATCCTCATGCGGCGCTCAATACCGCACTCTCCGGGCGCAAAAAGCAAAATACCCGCATGATTAAGTTGGCTTGCGACGATTGCGGCTGGACCTGCCGCACAGCGCAAAAGAATGTGGACGCTGGCCTTCCGACTTGCCATTGCGGCGGGTCAATCAACGTTGCGTAACGCAACCGGGCGGGGCCTAGCGCCCCGCCCATATTTCTTGAGGATTACATGCTCGCCATTTTAACCAAGTACCACCCGCCCACAGGCACAAAAACCGGACGCATAAGCGCCTGGAGCCATGATGCCAAAATGCTCTTTTCGCCGGCACAAAACACAAAGGCCGATCATTTGAAAGCCGCGCAATCGTTCATGCGGGTGCATGGAATGACTGGCAAGTATCTACAGGTGCAGTTGCCCGAAGGTGGGGCTGAGTTCGTAGTCATTACAGGGTGGGAACAATGAAACAGCTATTTATCGCAATCGCAGAAGGTGCGGCGCTGCTCGCGCTGTTAGGTGTAATTTATCTTTGGCTTATGGTGATCGCATGACCCTGCTCGCATATCACAATGACCCGGCCATCAAGGCCAAGCTACTGGCTGATCTACAGGCTCACGCCGACGTCGACCGGCTGGTGAAGGGCCAGTATTGGGAGGACGGCAAAGGGTGCGCGGTGGGCTGTACTTTGCACAGTCTCGGCGCGATTGAAACAAACAAACATGCCGAATACGAACGGCTGCTCGGTATCCCGCAGATGCTGGCGCGGCTAGAAGATGCAATATTTGAGGGGCTTGCCAATGCCGACGCGATGAAGTGGCCTGTGCGGTTTAGCGCCGCCATCATCCCTGGCGCGGATTTATCGCGGGTGGGGTGGAAGTTCTTGCACTGGCTGTTGACCGACGAATTGCCGAAAACAAACGACAAGCGTGTAAACGCTGCTATTGCGAAATGCGCTGATGTGTTGCTGCCGCTGACTTGCGGCGAGCCGGTTGACCGTGAGGCGGCGGCGCGGGGGGCGGCGGAGGCGGCGCGGGCGGAGGCGTGGGTGGCGGATGCGGCGAAAGCGGCGGCGAGGTGGGCGGCGCGGGCGGCGGCGTGGGCGGCGGCGGCGGATGCGGCGGATGCGGCGGCGTGGGCGGCGAGGTGGGCGGCGAGGGCGGCGGCGAGGGCGGCGGCGAGGGCGGCGGCGAGGGCGGCGGCGGATGTGGCGGCGGAGGCGGCGGATGCGGCGGCGGGGGCATATCAGCGCATGTCCGATAAGTTAATCTCGCTGTTGGAGCAGTGCCATGCGTAAACACGAAATCACGCTGTCAATCTATCTGCCGCACCTACGCCCCGACCATCCCGAGGACGCGCCGGAGGAAATTGATGTGACGGTGCAATACAATTACATGCCAGGGTTTCCTGGTAGCTACTGGGAACCCGCGCACGGGCCAGAGATCGACGTACTATCGGCCAAGCTGGCTGACGGCACTGACGCGCCAGGTGACATTTATCAGCATATCCAGACTGATGAATTGTGCATCGAGCAGATGGTCAAACAGTGTTGCCAATAGCCTATTGCCAAGCGGGTTGCCTTAGCGTTAGGGTGAGTGCATGATCTACAGTAATAGCGGTGCGCTGCCGTATCATTTGGACATATACGCAGACAGCGCGTTTTTTATGCGTGAGGCGATAGGCTTTGTGCCGGTGCGTTGGTTTGGCCTGGTAAGCAAATACGGATTGGCTTGGGGCTGTAACGTGCTTTTGGAAAACGGTGCGATTTATCGCAACCTACCGCCCCATGCGCTGGCGTTTACACAGTGTCCCAAGCTGGATTGGAGCATTAAGGACGCGCAGATTTGGGATTGCTACGGACCACAGTTTAGCACGTTGGTTTATCCGGCGTTGGATGGTTTGGATTGTGAAACGCTAGGTGGGCACAAAGGCGTATATCTATTCACTGTTGCGCCAATCAACGATGCTTTCAGCCGTGACCCAAGGCAAAGCAAAGAGTTTACGTTTGTGCGTTTAAACAATGGACGTTTGACTATTCAGCCGACCGACAAAGTAGTTTTTCGTGACAAGTCATTTACGACTTCGACCGAATGGCCCAGAGGGCTGAAGCGCCAGGTTGAAGAATGGCGCTGCGAATGAAGGCAATAAACGTCAAATGGGCTTGCAAATGCAGGTGCGGCGCTGGATTGGCGCAAGGTGCATGGGCTGTTTGGGAACCACAGAAAGGCGTAGTGCGGTGTTATGAGTGCAAAATCGCAGTACAAAATACCGTACAACGATCTGCTGGACAGCCATCGCCAACTAGTGAGGCTGGTAAGAGATTTGAAAAGCCAGCGCAGCAAAATGCAGGAACATATAAATTTTTTGCATGAAACCTTAATGCAGACCGGCGTTCAAATTTGGATCAGGCAAGAATTAAACTAATCGCACACGCGCCCCGAAGCGTCCCCTAAACTGTCGCCAGCGCAGTAGTGTGCGAAGCTGGCATTTTTTCACCACAGGAGAATGAACATGAAAATTGATGATTTGACTATCGGAGAAGCCAAGCAACTTGCGTGTATGTTTGGTAATCAACAGGCGGCGTCTAACAATATGTGCTGCGAGTTTGTTGGGAAATACGTTGTAGTCCGCACTTATTCGGCTGGTGTGCATGTGGGGGTTTTGAAATCCCGCAACGGCCAGGAATGTGTGCTGACTGATGCCAAGCGCATTTGGTCGTGGACGGGTGCCAATACGCTGCACGAAATTGCGTCCAAGGGCGTGGAAAAGACATCCAAGATTAGTGATTCCGTTGACAGCATTTTGCTGATGCAAGTGATTGAGATTATTCCGACGACGAAAGAAGGCGAAAAGTGCCTTCGAGGTGCGGGATGGGCAAAGTAAATGACGGCTACGGCTCCGGCTACGGCTACGGCGACGGCTCCGGCTCCGGCTACGGCTCCGGCTACGGCTACGGCGACGGCTCCGGCTCCGGCTACGGCGACGGCTCCGGCTACGGCTACGGCTACGGCGACGGCTCCGGCTCCGGCTACGGCTCCGGCTCCGGCTACGGCTCCGGCTACGGCTACGGCGACGGCTACGGCTACGGCTCCGGCTACGGCTCCGGCTACGGCTCCGGCGACGGCTAACATTTCAACAAAAGGAAACTAAACATGAAAGACGACATTCAAGCCGTTGGTGCGCTTTTAAGTGTCATGGGCGCAATCATCCTTGTCACGTTGGCTTTTGTCGGCGTGTGTCAGTACATCAGCAACGTAGCGTATCGCGTTGGCCTGACCAGCAACGCAGCGCAGTGGACGGTGTATGTGATGGGTTTGCTGTTGTGCTTTGGCTGTACGTTGTCGATCTTGGGGCGGCTGCTGGAAGGCAAGTGGTGGTGGAAGTGACGCCCTCTCCGCCATCACCACCGCACTCACCGCCAATAAGTAGGCACCCTATGACCAAGCTTGAGTCACTGAGAGAACTAGAGCGCAGGCTGGCCGAGGCGAAGGGGCCACTGCACATGCAGGACCGCGCCGCTCTGCTTTACCTGACCCACTGCAAAAAAGGCTGTGAAAATGTCCCCTACAAATGGTCGGTTGGGTGCGGTGACTCTGGGGAGGATGAGCTTGAAATCACCGGCCAGGGGTTGGTGGATGATCTGTCTGTGTCCGCTCTCCGGGGCTTTCCAGATACCAGCATAGACGCCGCGCTCACGCTGGTGCCGGAAGGACGCCCGTGGACTGTGTCCGGCGGCATGGAAAGTGTCGTTTCGGCGACCGTTGGGTGCATCGCTCCTGACGCCAAGGCTAAGACGCCCGCCCTAGCCCTCTGCCTCGCCGCTGTTCGGGCCCTCATACACATAGAGGACACAAGACAATGACGACATGGATATTGCTGATCTTTGTTTGGCGCACCGGTTCGTTAGCGGTGCCGATTGATTACCGCAGCAAGGAATCCTGCGAGGCGGCGTTTACTTTGGAGGTGCTGCCAAAGATGCAGACCGGGGAAATCCGTTCAACGTATTACGACCATGTTTGCATGGAGAAGCCGCAATGACGACGACACCAGAGCCGCTATCCGATCTGTATTGCGCGGTTGAAGTGGCAGATAGCGATGACGACGACGCTCGCATCACCATTGGCAAACTCAGAGAAATCCTCGCCACCATAGACCACCGTGTAGCCCAGGCCACCAAGGCAGAGCGGGAGCGGTGTCCCTTTGTCGGATTTGATGATGAAAACCTTATAATTCAGTGGCGCGACAAGGGCATTTTGATCGGCATTCACGCTGATGGCTCTGCATGGTTATCTCTAAAACGCGAAGGCCGAGGGTATGCGGCGGGTGAAACACCGATTTCAGCCACGACTTTACATGGCATCGCCCAAGCCATCAGGAGCACCCCATGACGACCGATAGGCAGGCCCTCATAGACAAGTGCAACGCCATTCTGGCGACAGGTGGCTTTGGTCCATCAAGTCACGGTATCGCCAGCACCGATGCCTGTGAAATTGCCCGCGCACTCAAGGAGCTTCTGTCTGGCTCTGGGGTGGGGGATGGCATGAGCGACGACACACGTGACTTCTTGGAGAACGTCATGCGCCCCGCTTCCTCACCCTCTACCACACACCAGCCCGAACCGCCTACCATTTGCTTGGGATGTGGATCGATGCGAAGCCTTGAGGCGCTGAAGGCCGGTGGATTCTTGTCGTGCTGCCCCGAGCGCAAAACGGTGTCGCTTGACCAGGCCAAAGAGAAAATCTGGGACCTTCAGGCTAGGATAGCCACACACCAGCCCGCGTTGCCGACGAAGGAACAGCTTGCGCACATCATGTGGCAGTACCGCGACAGCATCGCGAGCGGAAACGGCATCGTGGCCGTAGACGCCATTCTTGAACTCCTACGCCGCCTGCGCGGCGATCAACCATAGCAAAGCAACATTTATGACCATAACCAACAACCGCTTCGTGATGTGCATGTCGTGTAAACACGCCGTTTGGCCGGTTGGCAGCCTGGGCGAATGTCACCATCCAGAAGTTGCCGACGCGCTGACTATGGAGGCGCGGAACCCGAATGGCGTGTGTGGACCGCATGGGAAATTGTATGAGGATAAAAACACTAATGACTAACGATTTGGATTTGAGCGTTAAAGCGTATTTGGCGTCTATTGGTAAGAAGGGTGGAGCTTCCGGCACTGGCAAAGCAAAGGTGCGCGGCAATGCTGAGTATTATCGCAAGATCGTTGCAAAGCGGTGGGCAAATGCCAAGAAAAAGAAAACCCAAACTTCCTCAAATTAGAAAATTTGAAATTGGAGCATCATTAAACAATGAAACTTTTTTATTTGAGTTTGGCTATCGAGTAATCAAAACACTTAAAAACATAATTGTTATAAAGAATAATAAGAAAACTTACTTAACAAGAAAAACATATCCAGAGTTTGTTGATAAAATACGAGTAGATCATGGGCTTGAGCCAATTATAAAACCTCGCCCATGACTACATACTTGTCGTCTATGGTGTGCCTAATCAGCGTAAGCTCTTGCAGCTTTTTCAACGAGCGCATTGCCATAACGTAAGCTGATTTTTCATTCTTTGACTTCTTTGCAACAAATGCAGTTACATCGTTCTTGGTAACGCTGACGTTCAATGTAATAAAATCCAAAATAACTTTATCTGTCTCGCCTAGCGTTGCATTGCCGGTTTTAATCTGCTCAATAATGTTTACATGCTTTGCTGCAAGCGAAGTAATCGTATCTCCATCTTCATCTTCCCATAACGGCTGAGATTCCAGGTTAAATGCCTGGGATGATATTTTATCGCCATCTTTCTGTTTGGTTACTTCAATCGACGCTGCAAGATCGCCGTCGCGCCTGACAGCCAGCAGAAAATCTACGTTTGCTGTGAACGCGCTAGAGCCGCGAGGACGACCGGCATTATCATTTGAGTGTCCAATGTGATGGATTACGATAACCGTCGCATTAAATGGCTCACGCAAATGAGTGTTAATCTGCCGGAAATATTCACTTACATCCGTGGCCGCGTTTTCATCTCCAAAAAACGTCTGGCTGAATGTATCAACAATAATCAAGCTAGGCTGTTCAGGTAATGCCTGAATGTCTTTTCTGAGAGCCTTCAGACTATCTTCATCCGTCAAAACCAGCGGCGTGGCACAAGTCCAAAAGTTATTCGGCAGTTGGCGTTTGTTTAGCTTATGCCAAGCTGCAATCCGGCGATAAATACCAGCGCCGCCTTCAGATGCGACATAAACAACCGGGCCTGGCTTTGTTTTACGGTTTACCCAGTTTAAACTGTGCGAAATATGCAATCCCAAATCTATTGCCAGAAATGACTTGTATGCGCCTGACGCACCAAACAAGACGCCCATGCTGTCGGCTGGAATAAAGCCTTTAACAAGCCATTTAACGGCTTTTGACCGGCTTTCCAATGTCGATATATCAAGCAGCAATCCGCCATCTGATACAGGCTGTTGCTTTGGCTCCGGTGCAAACTTTTGAGCGCCAAGAACAAGCCTGGGAATTTCATCGTAGCGTGATTGCCACCGGCTAAGTTCTGTTGCGTCTTGCGGACGGATAGCCAGCATAAGCCCGCGCAAATGCTCGACTACTGCGCCTGGATTTAGTCCAGCAGACACAAGTTTGCTAGATAGCTTTAGTAATGGGTCGTGATAGCTGCGATCAGCAGGATCATCTTGTGCTAATGCTGCAATTAGCTCTGCATGGCTAGAGCCTGTAACATTTTTAATGCTTTCTTTTGTAGTTGATTGCTTGCCGCGTAAGGCATCCAAATCAATTCCAAAAGCAGCACAGGCATCTGCAAGGCTGTATTTATTGATTAAGTCAGAACTAACAACACGAACGTCATGCGGTCCAGTAGCGCGTTGTTTTGTGTTTTTTGCATGAGGCAACCGCATATAACGAACAGCATTGTTGCCAGACTTGTCTGCTTTAATAAGCCCTTTATCAGCCAATTCAGACATAACAGCATCGACCAGCGCCAAATTGGCTGCGTCCTGGTCGGCTTCATCCAGCAATATGCCAGCTTGGTAATTCAGCGGGCTTGTCTCAAATATCCATGAGACTTTGCCGTTAATGTCATCAATGTTTACGTCATCAACGCCAAGCGCGGCGAGTCTGCAAAAGTGGTTTTTGCTGCGTTTAAACGATCCGCTTTCATCAAGGCCAGATAGAACGGCTGGACAGAAATAAACATTCTGGCTGGAAACTGTGTCAATCAAGTTAGCTTGGCTGATTTTGTGCTGGTACATTCGACCAGCCCATTGACCTTGGCTTGCCTGACTAGGATCAGCCGCAAAGTGCGTAATCCATAGGTAATGATCTTCGCCAGCGCCCCCAAGCGCCGCAAGAAATTCTGAATTTTTCATTGTGACCTACCGAACGTGCGTCAGGTCATCAATGCTAAGTTTAATCTTGTTTAATTTGCAATGCTCTAAGATGCGCGACCAATGCTCTTGAGGAATCAAGCCAGCCTTGGTTTTCTTGCGAGGCAAGAGCCAGCGCGAAACAGCACTAGGCGCAATATCTAGTATGCGAGCGGTCGATCTTACGCCGCCCAATGTGATGATAACGCTATAAGCAGGTTCACGTTTATGTTTGATTGTTTTCATTTGAACCCCCTTGTGGTGAGGCAAGGACAATAAAGTAGCCGTATCAATTAAGTCAACACACAAAAAAATAGGTGTTGCTTATTTTGGAACGGCAAAATACGTTAAGCCGCCACCCCACCACAACGAGGTAAACATGAACGCAACAGAACTGATTGCTGCCTGGTTTGACGCTAAACAGGCAGAGCAAACTGTTACCGAAAAGCGCCATTCCATAGAAAAAGAATTGCTAAAGCTAATGTCGGTCAAAGAAGAAGGCCGCACAACTGCAATGCTGACCAATACTGTGCGCTGCGTTGCAACTGCAAAATTGAATTACAAAGCTGACGTTAAAGTATTGTCTGATTTGACTAAGGCATGGCCGGAAGCAGATCGTCCGATAAAAACAGTAGTTGAAGCTGATGAGTCGGCACTGAAAAAAATACGGCATGACCGGCCAGAGACTTGGAAAAAGATTGCTTTAGCAATCACGCTAAAACCAGCAAAAACCCACATCACATTGGAGCGCGTCGATGGCGTTTGACCTTAACAGCGTAAAGAAAAACACCAGCATATCAGCGCCGCGCATTATGATTTATGGCGTTGAAGGTATCGGAAAAAGTACATTTGCGGCTGGAGCGCCAGCGCCGATTTTTATTCCAACCGAGGATGGTTTAGGAAGTTTGGAAGTAGATCACTTTCCTTTGGCAACCAGTACGACAAACGTGCTTGAAGCCATTGGTTCGCTGTATCAAAACAAGCACAATTTTAAGACTGTTGTGATTGATAGTTTGGATTGGCTTGAAAATTTCCTATGGGCGGAAATTGAGGCTACTCACGATGCCAAGGATTTGGCGTATGGCAAAGGCTCGATCATTGCCGCAGAGAAATGGCGCGAAATACTGATTGGTTTAAACGCGCTCCGCAACGACAAAGGCATGATTGTTATTTTGCTCGCGCATTGCACAATCAAGCGGTTTGATAGTCCTGAGACAGAGCCATACGACCGTTATCAGCCGAAGCTGCAAGAGCGTAGCAATGCGTTAATCCGAGAGTGGGTTGATGCAGTTATGTTTGCAAACTACAAAACAGTCGTAACGAAGGAGGAGGTAGGATTTAACAAAACAGTTGCTCGCGGTATTGGATCAGGCGAACGGCTGCTCCATTGCAACGAGCGTCCCGCTTACATGGCTAAAAACAGATACAGCTTGCAAGACAAGATTACGTTGACCTGGGAAGCATTTGAAAACGCAATTACCACCACAAAGTAAAGGAAACGCGCAATGCCTACATTTTCTTATGAAGTTGGCGAAGAAGTTCAACAGAAGCGTAGTTACGATGTTCTGCCGAAAGGCAAGTATCGGGCAATCATTAACAATACAGCCATTAAGCCTACAAAATCCGGTACTGGCGAATACCTGGCGATTACGTTTCAGATCATTGAAGGCGACCATTCTGGTAGGCGCATTTGGCAAAATCTGAATTTGAGCAATCCGAATAAGACTGCCGAAGACATTGCCAAGGCTGAACTCAATAGTATTTGCGTTGCTTGTGGCATTGCTTCTGGGACTCGATTGCAGCGGAGCGAAGAACTGCACGACATTCCGATTGTTATTGACGTTGGATTGGATTCAAAGGACGAAACGCGCAATCGTATTTACGGATATGAGCGCGATGGGCAAGTAGCTGCGCCAAAGGCCAAACCAGTTTCCTCTAACGGTAAGAAGCCCTGGGAGAAGTAAACAATGGTATTCTTGCCCCAGAGCCAAAACGGTACTGCTCAAGCCATCGCAGATTGGTACGCAGCTAAAACCGAGGCGCATAGACCCCACCTTGGGGCAAGTGTAATTGGTCATAACTGTAACAGGCATGTTTGGCTCACATTCCGGTGGGCCAAACTGCCTGACTTTAATTGGCGCATTAAACGCCTTTTTGACACCGGCAAGCGCGAAGAAGATCGCGTGTTTAAGGAACTAAAGGCTATTGGCGTTGAGTTGCATACGCATGATAACGGCAAACAAATTGAGTGTCGTGATGATAGCGGTCATTTTGGCGGAAGCGTTGACGCTATCGGCATGGGCTTCAAAGAAAGCCCTAAAACATGGGCTGTATTAGAAATTAAGACTCATAACGCAAAGTCTTTTGCTGACCTTGAGAAAAAAGGCGTTCAAGAAAGCAAGCCGCGTCATTGGGTCCAGATGCAAGTGTATATGGCGCTGATGAAACTAGATCGCGCATATTATTTTGCGGTTAATAAAGACAATGATGAGATTTATGGAGAATGGGTCCATTTTGATAAAAAGGGTTATGACGGTATATATCAACGCGCCAGAACCACTATAGAGGCACAACAGCCGCCGGATCGCATTAGCCAAGACCCGGCTTATTGGGAATGTAAAACATGCGATTTTTACAATTTGTGCCATCAAGACAAAATTGCCGCAGTTAATTGTCGCACTTGCGTACACGCTACGCCGCAGTCAGAAAGCAAGTGGCATTGCGAGTATCATAAAATGACAATTACCGAGACAAAGCAAAACGCAGCTTGTTCATCGCATATGTTCATTCCGGCGCTAGTGCCGTTTGCAGATGCCATTGACGCTGCTGAAGGTTATGTTGAGTACCAGCATAAGAAAACTGGCAAAGTCTTTAAGAATGGCGAAGGACACTATCAGTCGAAAGAACTTGCTATGATGCCAGCCGATCTTGTGACCGAAGGTGTTGTGCATGAAATAAAAACCGTTATGCCTACTGCAAGAATTAAGAATGTAAAGCCTGTCGTTGACAATGCTCCATTTCACGATGATCCGATTCCGTTTTAGGAGGTTACATGGGCGGTAAAATGTCGCGCAATAAAGGCGCGGGAGCAGAGCGCGAACTGAGCGCGTTTTTGTCAGAGCAGCTTGGTATAGAAATTAAGCGGAAGTTAGGACAAGCCAGAGATAGCGGCGATGATATTCAAATCGGCAAATATCGCATTGAAGTAAAGCGCCGCGAGACTTTGGCAATCATGCAGTGGTGCCGCCAGGTGGAAGCATGTTGCAATGGTGACGATGTGCCGGTTGTGGCGTTTAGGCAAAACAATGAAGAATGGCGCGTAGTGATGCGTTTAAACGACGTTTTGCCTTTATTGAAAAATATCACTTCTTCGTCGTAATAACGTCGTCGCCCTTAGTGACCGTCACAACGTCGCCATCAATCGTAACCCGCATTGGCGCTTCTGTTTTATCCAATCGCGCAATAAGTCCCTCGATGACTTTGAACTCAGGCTTTTCCGGCTTGTCTGCCGTGCCGGTGATGCCGGTCAAAATGCCAATCAGTGCCATAGCCGCCGTGGACACAAGACCAACTACCGGCGTTAACGCTTCTGACGGCAGGATGGTTGCCGCAAATACGCCAACGCATACCAGGAACACGATCATCGGCACACCCCATTTGCCGATAAATCGGCTGGCAGCTTCTTTTGCGGTTTCAGTTTCCATTACTTAGGTGCCTTCTGTGAATTGCGCGTACCAAACCACCACAATACGCAAGTCGTAGTGAGATAAAGGATGGTGCTAATGATGTGGTCGTGTACGGCCATAGCATCAGCAGTAGAGAATGATACGTTAGCCATAATGGCTCTGGCTTCCACATAGATCATAGTTGTAATGACGCACAAATAGATCGTCAGGCCAGGACGCACAATGCCGCGCAGGAAGTCCAGCAGCACCAGCAAGAACCCGGTTACAGGTCCAAGCTTAACTTTGGCGCTATATTGCTTTGGTTCGCTGTTAAACGACGCGGCAAAAGACGTTTCTGCGGCTACCGTTTCTCTAGCCGTGGCTTCAATCGTTGCTACCTGAGTACGCGCAGCCCATTCCTGGGCCATAAGTTCGCCGTCGATCTTACGCATATTGGCTTCGTGTTCATGGTCGAGCTTCTTCATTTCAATTTCCTGCTTTACCTTCAGGAAGTCGAAGAAGCGTTGAAACGCTACGCCAAGCAGACCCGTCAAACCGCCGCTAAATATTGATCCCAGAAGCCCTAGCATCGACTATCTCCAATTCAAATGGCTGCTGGTTCATGGCTGATTCGAGCTTTCTGACGGCTGGAGCAGACAAAAGAACTGCTTTCTGACCGTCCATAATGCCCAAGCGTTCGCCTAAAGCTATGCAGCCGTGTAATTGTTTCTTGTATGGCGGGTTATCGCCCATGAAGTTTGCGCTGTGGATGCGTATACCGGCGCGATTAGGTACGTTATCTACCAAATACATTGTGCGTTTAAACGCATTTGAAAATGTCCAGCGGCAAGTATATTTGCCAGCCGGTATGCAAGATGTGTTTGAAGCATTGTCGCGTTCTGGAAGCTCGCCGGTAAACAGCGTGGTATTGCCAAAGGTGATGCGCCCAAACGTGCCTTGGTCGGAACTCTCAAGGCGTTCAAGGACAGCCTTCATTTCCAAGGTACGCCATTAACCAAAAGCCAAGCCACCATTGCTATTAGCAAGCCAATGATACCGTAAACGACATTATCCAGCCGTTCATTAACAGCCTTAAATGCTTCTTTAATATCAGCATAGCGTTCAGCGCATACTTGTTCGTGGACGCTCAGGCGTGTTTCTGTAACGGCTGGATCGGTCATTTGTTATGTCCAGTTCAAAGTCTGCTCGTTCCAATCGTGGGCTTTCCCGTCATCAGGCATTGGGACGGGCGCTTGCCACCGGCACGTTTCTTCGTTGTTAATCTAGCTCAAGATTTCGTCGGCGCGGGCCTGGGTGATGAGGCCCTCCGTGACCATGCTCTGCACTGTCAGGGCGAGCGTGGTCTTTGGCGTACCGTCGGGATTAACGGAATTTTTTTCCAGCCAATCAACATTTTGCCAAACAACAGCGTTTGGAGTGTCGCAAGCAAAAAACGCCATTTTTTCGTTAGGCGTCAGCTTTGATTGAAGGCAAGGATATCCAATCCTCACTTCAACGAGTTTGTCGGCTTCATAAACGAGTTCCATAACTTAACCTTTCAGCCAGAAGCACGGGCCAGCCAGGAAACTCCCTGTGGCACTGGGCGGATAAAGCAATGAAGATGTGGGAGCTACAGCACTTGCGGGAGCCGCCCCGTAGGTGGTGTCTACATACATTGTTGTGGCCATTGTTGAGTTTCCGTTGATGAGCCCAGTGCTGAGTGATCCGGTGAAATTGTCAATTTGCGGGCCAGAAAGTGTTCCAACGGCGCTCAAATAATTCCAAGGCAGCATTGCATACATGGCTGAATCTTGTTCGGCCCAAACAGCGCCCCAATACATGCCAGCTGTTGCCGCCCAGGATGATGAAAGGGTACGCAGCGCCGCCGCGCCGGTAAGAGTGATTTCGCCAAAGTCTTTCGCCAAGGTTCCTGGGCCTCCACCGGATGCCTCATTGAAAACCATCAGACGATATTTTTTGCCGTTGTCGGATGTGCCTGAGTTGTAAACCGACGCACCAGAAAACGTGTGATTCTCCCAGATCGCAAGCGGGAAGTAATAGACCCTGGTGGCCGTCATGTTTGTGCCGGTCGCCCCACCCATCACCCCATAGCCAATCGGACGGTAATAAGCATTGGTGATGTAGTGAGGCGGGTTCAGGTTCGCAAAGAGGCCGCTGGCCCCGGTAGGCGGATATAGGGTGCTGAAATTCGTCATGGCAGTTGTCCTATTAAACGAGTTACCACTGTTCCGCTGCCGGTGCAGATGAACAGGACGATCACTTTGTCTACATCAATCACAAAATTTTCCGCAGCGCCGTCAATGGTTTGGCTATTGCGGCCAATCGTAGTGTTACCTGCGGTTTGATCTCGGCCAACCACAACCCAATCGTTTGTTGCCATCGTCGGAAGCGTGACGGTGTACGCAGCCGTTGTTGCTCTATACGCAGTACTCACAGCCGCATTTGTAGCGCCTGTGATTGTAGTCGTCGTGTAAAGCGCGGCAGGAGTAGCAGGAGTTTGCCAGGTTGGCGCACTACCAGTTGTGGCAGTCAGAACTTGGCCGGTCGTACCGTTTGCAGTTGAGGACGGAGCAGCGCCAGCGCCCCCACCATAAACAACACCATATTGAGTAAGCGCGGCTGACGAAGCCCAAGCCGACGCGCTGCTAAAATAGGGTATCCCGCCGCTGGTCCCGGCAACAGTCAATGCCAGCGTTCCAGAAGTCGTAATTGGCGATCCAGAAACAGAAATAAGACCGCCAGTAAAGCTCTGAGCAACACTCGTTACACTTCCGCCGCCAGCCGTTGAGGCGATGGTGATAGTGCCGCTTCCATTGGTGATGGTAATGCCAGAGCCAGCCGTAAGAGTAGCTTTAGCTAGCGTATTGCCAGTGCTTTTGCCAATAAGAAGCTGACCATCAGTATAAGAAGTTTGACCCGTACCCCCATTGGCTACAGCAAGAGTTCCAGCCAACGTAATGGTGCCGCTAGAAGTTACAGGTCCACCGGAAGTAGTTAATCCGGTCGTGCCACCAGACACATCAATACTAGTTACGGTTCCGCTAGAAGTATCAGTAGCCCAAGATGGCAAACCGCCGGATACTTTTAAAATCTGGCCTGAAGTTCCAATACCAAGCTTTGAAAGCGTATTTGATGCACTTGCATAAAGAAGATCGCCCGTAGTCCAAGTGCTTTGCGCTGTGCCGCCATTAGTAGCCGCAAGCGTCCCAGTGACACCGGTCGATAGCGGCAAACTGGTACAATTTGTCAAAGTACCGCTAGACGGAGTACCAAGAGCGCCGCCTGGTGCAATGTAATCTGTACCGGCAGTAGCAGCACTAAACGCACTAGTGCCGTTGCCTTTAACAAGGCCGGTAAGCGTAGTTACGCCAGTACCGCCATTTCCGACCACCAAAGTACCAGCAAGCGTAATTGTTCCGCTTGTGGTAACGGGGCCACCAGAGCTAGTTAGACCAGTAGTGCCGCCGGAAACATCAACACTTGTAACCGTCCCAAGGCTAGGTTCTGCCGCCCATTCAACGTCAGTTGCACCAGAATTAACGCGCAGGAATTTAAGCGCGTTGGTGGAGTATGACGGCAAAATGGCAGACCTGGCTCCAGCCGCCGTTGTTGCGCCAGTGCCGCCTTCGCTGACTTGCACCTGATCGCCAGTAAGACTAAAAGCCCCAGAAGCGGAAAGCGTAGTAAACGCGCCGCTTGATGCAGTTGTGGCCCCAATGCTGGTGCTATTAATTGTTCCGCCAGTAATTGTTACTGACGATGACGTAACAGCGCCGTTTACACCACCTGTCGCCGTAATAAGTCCTGTTACTCCAAGCGTTCCGGCAATCGTGGTGTTGCCGGATGCCGCCGTAACTACAAACTTATCTGTATTAACTTCAAAGTTTCCAAGTACGTCAAACGTACCCTGGAAGTCTACGTTGCCTTCTACAGTAAGATCGACGCCAGCAGGAATTAAAACGCCCGTATCCGAGAATTGGACAACTTCTGTACCAAGAACAGTTGCCCAAAATTCACCAGCGCCAGACCTATAAAAACCGCTGCTGGTTTCATCAAGCCAACCAATGCCAGGGACACCAGCCGTACCGGCATAAAAACGCAAAGGCGCAAGCATACCGCCTTCGCCTGTACGCGATAGCGAATCCGTAATCTCATTGCCAATATCATCGAGCGTTGTATTAGCCCATTCAGCTTCGATAACGGTATTTGGCTCAACTGGATTGCCAACGGGAAGCGTATAAGTCCCTGATCCATTGCGCGGCATTAATTATTACTCCTATTTAGAATATTTATATCCAAGAAAGCCGCCGCCTACTCCTGCATACGGAGCGATATTTTGCCGCAAAGCATCTTGTAAAGCCTTTTGATAACCATATCCGCCTAATAGAAATCTTTGACCAGGCGCACTAGTGGCCGCAGCCAATCCCGCACCAATGCCAAAATCAGCACCCAAAATACTTGGAGTCATTAACATACCAGGAAACAATAATTTTTCAGCCGTCCCAGGTCCGACATTTGGCAATTCACTACCTAATACTTTAGCTGCCGAAACAACATCGGGCTGGTTACGCGCAGCGCCTCTTGCAAAAGCAGATTTACCGGGAGTTATATCGGTTGATCTAATTGCTGAAAGCATCCTGTCGGGCGTAATTATCCCTTCACGCTGAACTACAGGAGATTGAGCAGCTTTTTGAAGCTGTTTAAAGTTTGCATAAGCCGCGTTGATTGGCTTTGCCATGCTTGCGACTTCAGGCGGCAAACCCCTGACACGCAAATCAGTTAAAGAGTCCCTTACGCCGCTTAAAGATTCAGCTAAATTAGCCTCACCTCTATTCCAGGCTTCGGTAATTCTCTTATTTAGAGAATCAATAGAAACTTTAATTGCTTCAGGAGAAACGCCTTCGCGCCCTTTTCTAATTTGTCCAGTAATAGGATCACGGAACGGGCGCGTTCCTTCTCTGAGCAAATCATCAGCTTGAGTAACAGCAGCATTAAATTCTTCAGAAACTCTTGGATAATATTTTTTAACGTCTTTTGTGGTAGAAAGAATTTCTTGTTTATAAGCATCATCAACAGGAATTACGCGCCCTTTGTATAAGGCTTTGTAAGCATCATCAAATTTATCAGTTAATTCCTGTAATCCTTCTGAACCAATACTTGTTACAGGCTTATCAGTTTCCCAACGCAATACGCCTCCAGCTTCATCAAGAACAGGAGATGGAGGGGTTGCTTTAGCAAACCAGTTCTTGTTTACGTTTTCGAGCGCGGCGCGCTCTTGTCCAGAAACAAACGATTTTGTTATTGGAAGTGCTTTGGCTCTTTCTACCGCACCCCGCAGCAATCTGTTTGCTGTTGCTTTCCATACAGGAACATTTACCCCTTGCTCCATAAGCTGCTTTGCTTCTTCAGTCGGGGTTATAACACCACCAGCAACTTCACCCAAAGCCCTAGTCAACCCATATCCAGCCGCACCACCAGCGCCGCCAAACATTGCAGCTTGTCCACGATCTTCAGGCGAATAAGCAGCAGACAAACCAGCACCAAGCGCCGTTTCTCCAGCTAAAGGCGCAAGAATTGGAGCCGCCTTTGCCAACTTCATAGCGGCAGGAAGCATCCGAGCGCCTTTTACGGCCAAACCGCCAGGTGCGGCAAATGAAGCAACATCAGCAGCAAGAGAACCAAGATTTTCAGCCCTGATACCTTCGCCCTTTACGCCTTCAAGAAAAGCCTTGTTTACGGCAACATCACGCCGCTGTTCTGGCGTAAGATCGGAAACCAGTCCTTTTAGGCCATAGCCAATGTTTTCAACATTAGCCAATGCACCCTGTCCAAAACGCTCAATGGAGCTACCCTGACGCATTTTTTCAACGTCCTGAGTAACGCTTTCTTTTTGCTTCTTATGTTCAATGTTGGCCCACGCCCAAGCAGTGCGCTCATCTGGCGCATCTACTTCATACGTCGATCCTTCAACATCTACATCAAATGTAGGCATGTTTACTTCCTACGCACAGCGCCAGCAGGAGGAGCGCCGTAATCCATATTTTGTGTCGGCGTTACCGAAGCATTTATGTTTTCATATTTATTTTTAAGATATTCATCAAGAGTTAGTCCTTCTTCATTAGGTCTTAAAACACTTTTGTTCTTAACTGACCATCTTTGCGCTTCGTTGAACGCATCAATACCTCTATCAGCAGCTTGTTTTAATACCTTCAATAGTTCTTTATTAACTTCTTTTAAGTTTTGTCCATTGTAAGTAGTCGAAATTGCAGTAATAAGTTCTCGATCTGTGTCGTTCCCGCCAATGTCAGACAATTTTGCAATACCAAATTGTTTAGAAATTGCATCTGCTAATTGATCGGCAGCAGTTAACTTATCTGCTTTTGATATGCCAAGACCTGAAGCTATGCTTGCAGTCTTAGCAATTAATGGCCCAAAATATCCTTGTGGAGCATCTTGCAATGCTCTTTCCATAGTAGGAATTAAAGAAATAGTTTGTCTGGCGGAATCAGCCTTTTCCCCATATTGCATCACTCTCCTGGCGCTTTGCTGCCTCTCGCCTGGTGTTAGTCGTTCAGGGCTATACATCATTTCAAGACGCTTATCTGCTGCTTCAGCTTTTGCAGCTTCAGATTCAGCCCTGAATAATTCTTTTCCAGTTTCAGCAAGAATATTGGCCTGTTCTTTTTTGCCAGCATAAGGATCGCTGATATACTTCCCGCCGTAAGCCATGCCAGGACCGATTTGTTCAGGTTCTTGAGCAGCCATAGCGCGGCGCAGATAACTTTGCTGCAATCCTTGATACTGAGGACCAGCAATTCCAGCAGCTAACGCATTAAGCATTGACTGTTGACCTTGCGCTTGGCGATTGCGAGCGTATTCCTGCAAAGACGCCATATCCGGCTGTTCTTGCGTCAGAGCCAAAGCGCGTTGCAAATAAGACAAACCAGACGGCAATGCACTACGGCTTACAACAGGCGCGTTCTGTTGCGGCATAGGGGTATTTTGTGCAGCAGTAGGAACGGTCTGATTAGTGGGATTACGAGCAAGATACTTTTGAATTTCATCAAGTAAACTGCTTTCATTTCCCATAGGAAAATTAATCATCGCCATAACAAAATCCCCTAAATCTGACCGCCGCCAGACATGCCAAGAGCAGCCTTTTCTTCTTCAGTCAAAGGCATACCCATCTGCATTTTATAACGCGCCCGCATGCTTGGAGTGCCTCCAGAAACATTGTCTTGAGTACCGCCAAGACTAGATTGAGCTTTTTTCAAAATATCGCTTTTGCGTCCATAAATGTCTTGCGCGGCTGCCCCGGCTTTTTCAAAGCCTTTTCTAGCCATATACGCCTGTCCCAGTTTTGACAGATGTTCAGCCCATGACGGAGCAACAGCAATATCTCCATACATTTGAGTCTTGCTAGGTTCCATAGAAGATTGACGCAGTTGTTCAATCATCGCCTGTTTCCGCATCAACTGTTCTTCCTGCGGACTAAGCGCACCTAAATCTAGAAGCGTATTAAACTGAGATTGGTCAAAACCCATACCAGGATAAAAGAAACCATTTGCCATGTTACTTCTCCAGAATCACTAAAATGCAAATGGGTTGCCCAAATAGGCTGACCCAAGGCTTGTTAGGCCGCCAAACAATCCACCCATAGCCCCTTGTTTTGCATTATACGCATCAAGAGCAGCTTTGTATTGAGATTGCGCTGCGCCCAAAAGATCGGGCGTCTGAGCTTGGCTAGACAAAGCGAACGAAGGGAATTGAGGCATTTGAACTTGCTGACCAGACAAAAGCGCGTTCATTTCGTTAAGGCTCATTCCGCGCTGCTGCGCCTGTTCTGCAATAGCCTGTTGACGCAACTGGTTTTGCATATTGGCATATTGCTGATTAAGCGCGTATTCCTGCGCTTGCGCCTGGTTCATTGCGCCCATGCGAGAAAGATCAAGTCCAGCAGCCTGACCCAAAGCTTGATTTTGCAAGTTGCCTTGAGCCATAGCTTCAGAAACACCCTGCTGCCTACCCTGCAAAGCACTTCCAAACTGCCTGGACGCTTCTTGTCCAGCCACATCAAAAGCATTGTATCTTTCGGCAGACTGCCTTTGGGCAAGTTGGTCTAGAGCGCGTTTATACGCTTCGGAGCCTTGTTTGAAGCCTTGATTGGAAAGCTGCGTTTCCAACTGTGACTGCTGGTATTGCTGCATTGGAGCCATGCGCTCGACAAGAGACTGAGCGATTTTGTCTCTATATCCAGTGTCATAAGTTGGAAGTGCGGTAGCTCCACCAAAATTATATGACGTAGTAAGGCCAGGCGCATAATCGGCGGTCTGCGTTTGCAGTTGCCCAGGCGTCCCGGCTGAAGTCATTGCAGGAAGGTTTTGCCAATCAAACGGCTGCTTATAGGCTTCCCCTACCCTACCGGCAAAACCAGAAGCAAGATCGCTGCGAGCAAGCTGCGTATCAATCTGAGACTGCAACGCTGACTGCAAATCAGGCGTCAGACCAATATTTTGAGTCCATTGGGTTACTTGCTGACTAGTGGACGGATCAGTTCCAGCAGAAGTCTGCCACGATTGAGTTCCAAACGGCGTATTAACATTTGGACGATTGGCATAGTTCTGCGTCATTACATTTTGAGCAGACGCAGCAGCTTGCGCTTGTGCAGCGCCAGTGTAATCAGGCGGCGCAGGAGTAGCTTTGCTTCCCATCTTTCTTCTCCAAATAACGGCAATTTTCTCGCCGCAACTCTAAAACAAATAATGACCCGTCAGGATGACCGTCTTTAATGTTTGCAATCTCTACAAATCCAACATGCTTGCTAAATCTAAGTGATTGTTTATTTCCAGAAGGAATTACGACAATCACCATATTTAGCTTTGCTACATTAAAAGCATAATCAAATGTGCATCTTAACAATTCTCTTGTTAGCCAGTTTCCCTCACCGGCAACGTGCATTTGACACGAAGCCCCATTCCACGCATCAAACCCGACAACACCAAGTATTTTTCCTTCAGGAGTTATGTTTCCTAAAGAACGAAAATGCTTAGTCGGAGCGTAATCAATTTTTTGACAAAGCCATTCGCCCAAAATGTTGTGTGGTCCGAAAACAATCATTATTCAAAATAATCGTAATTCTGAGGATAAAGTTGATTTAATTTTTGCTGTTCTGCCGAAAGCAAAGTTTGGTACCAATCGCCATAAACGGGATCGTTAATGTTGCTTGATAGCCAATTTATATCACCAGTTAGTTTTGTAGGATCGCTTGTCTTTTCTACACCTGACAAAACTGTTTTTTGCCAATTTCCAAAAACAGGGGTTTGCGACCATTGTTCCGGCGAAAGACCCTGTTGCATTGCCTGATTGTAAGCTGAAGCATAATCAGCATTTAGCTTATCCCAATCAGTCTGCTGCATAGGCTTAGTTTCTACGCCATAGTTGCCCACAGACGTATCTGTAGGAGGCGTGTAAACAGGCTCGACTGGTTGGACCGGAGAAGGCGTAACCGGAGTAACCGGAGTTGGTTTTGCAGACTTTCTTGTTGGCAATACCAATGGGCCTTCTGTCCTTGCCATCCAAGGGAAAGACAAGGTTTGAGGACCAGACGCTTGCTTTAGATCGACCGGCGTTGCGCTTCTTAGGGCGGCAATAAGAGCACTTCCATCAGCCATTACATTACCCCGCCAATCTGATTCATTATGTGGTAGCTATAAAAATTTGTGGTTCCACCAAAACCACGCAGCCTCATGCTTAGAGCGCCATAATATCCAAGCGCCCTAACCCCATACCAAAATTCATAAGTGTTTGTTGCAGACGACCAGTTAGCCAAATTCCATTTGGCCTCATCCCAATATGAACTTTGATCTTTAACAAAAGACGGCGATCCGGCCACCGGCTGAAAACTATATTGAGTGTTTACACGGAGCTTTACGCTTGGAGCTTGAGATGCAGTAAAAATAGGCTTTACCATCACAAACTGCTTTAATTGCCCAGGTGAAGTAAAATCGTTAAATGCCGTTTGCACTTCGCCTTCTATGGGCTGACCGCCTTCAGAGTCAGTCTCTACTTGGTCAAATTCACCATAAAGACCTTTTACAATTCGATATGAGTCCGTTGCAAAATAGAGTTTGCCGCCAAGCAACGCAGTGCAAACCATTGGCAAACCACTAAACGTACACCAGGAAGCTGTGTTTATATTCATCACATATTGAATATAAACATTCTTCTGAGGCGGAAGTTTTAGAATAAGAACTTCGCTATCAGCAACAATCTGAACATCAAAAGATGGTTCATTTAGATACTGTTTAATGATTGGGCCAAGCACAGTTTCTATTTTTGCAGATGGTCCCTGCTGAGTATTTACAAATTGCCCATTAACCAGTTTTGACATTTCAACCAGGCCAAGCGTTGAAATTATCAAAACATCGCCGCCATAAGCGGTAAAGAATCTTCCGTATTTCGGAACAGGACCAACATACCAAACGCCTTTTAGCGCAAACTTAGTTGCGTCTGAGGGGTCGGTTCCTTGCCAAACTCCAAGATCGCCTTCACTTCCCACTACAACAAGGAAGTCGTCAAACGACACACCGGCGTCAACCGTCCAGTTGATTAGACCGCGAATATAGCCGCCATTCCGCAACAAAGAACCCATCACAAATTCTTGTGCGGTTCCTGTAATTGCGTCGATGGTGTCCAAGTACCAAACGCTTGAACTGTCTTTAATTGTAAACCAAACGCGGTTTTTAAAGACAGCAACGCTAGTTGGATTGGCCGGAAGATTGGTTACGCTCTGGTGCGTCCAAGATGTTCCGTCATAAGTCCAATAACCAGCACCAGGAGAAACGGCCAGCAAAAAGTTTCCAGCGCCATTTGCAAACTGTGTTGTATTCCACTGATCTTCGTCAGAGCCAGTGCTGGCTTGGGATACGGCTGGAGTTTCCGTAGTTACGTCCCAAATGTCTCCACCAGAAGCAGCAAACAGTTTGTTCGTTGTTCCATCTGCGCTGTTATAGGAAAACAAAGAGACTACAGGATCATCCAATTCAGTCGTGTGATACTGATAGCCTTTTCTAAGAGTACATCCAGTTTTGTTGGGGATAAAATTACGCAATACCATTGCATCAGTAATTGGCATTGCATTGATTGGATCACGAAAATTTAAGCCGCCAACAGGCGGCGGCGCAACACTAAGCTGCGACGTTTGCGTAGCTGCCGATAACCTTGGCGCTTTGAATGAACGAAGTGGCTGTAATGGCATTTCTAACCACCAAATCCAGTATCCGGTGTATTAGACAAAGGCTGAATGTACGGAAACCTATATTCACGCGCCATTGTGAGAACAGGAGCGCCTTTTTCTTGGCCGCGTCTGTTTTCAAAATTAACGTGAAAATCTCTAAACGCTGCACTTGAATCCAAGCCTTTCATTTCAAGCCACTTTGCGCGGGTGTACAAAGTAACAAGAAACGAATCCAGCAAAATTACATCGCCGTTTTTAGTGGCGCGGTTTTTATACAAATCAGGATTATCTTGATCGCGTACCCAAGCCTGAGACTGATAAAAGAACGTCAGCGTTTGAGCAGACGTAGGCGGTGCCATGATATACAACTTGTTATCACGCACTTGCCAATAGAATGAAAGCGTCGGCAAAACCTGGCGAACAATTAGCTGTTGCCACATTTGCGGACTAATCGGGCCAATCGCGGGCCATTGATTAGTGCTGTTCCATTGCGTCTGGTCTACCCACTCATAAAAATCTTCGGGCAAATTAAACGCTTTTTGAATTTGACCGCTTGTGTCTGCTTCAATGGAAATTTCATAAGTCTTTGTAAGTTCTTGCCAATCGTAAAGAGCCATCAAATCCAAGCCAGAAAGATTAACGGCTTGAACCATCTGCTCAATGGATGGGTCGGAACTTCCAGCCGGATCAGAAGGAACCGGATAGCTTACCATCTGCGCTACGTTCTGAACGATGGCAGAAAGCGTAGTGTCGTTAATAATCTGGTAAGCCATCCGTTAATTCCTATTTTTCAGAAGGCTACGACTTTTTACCGTTTACCATCTTCGTCAGAGCTTCGATCTGCGCTTGCATTTCTTCAATCTTAACGTCGCGCTCTTTTAGTTCTTCATTCATCTTTTCAATCGGAGCGTTGCCTTTGGCAATTTCAAGGAACGCAATAGCGCCGCGTTTATCTTCCTGAAAGCCAAAGAACTTTTGACCAACATTGTCAGATGCAGAAGCAAGCTGCTCTACAGTATGGATATTAAAATATTTGTATTCCTCAACCTTTACCGGCGTCATGCGCGGCAAAGACGACAACGGAGTGCCTTCAATTACATTTCCAGCGCCAGACTTAAATTTTTCGTATTTCGGTCCAAAACGCTGAATATCAATTTCATTTACCGGACGTTCAACAATGCTGAGTTTGTCGCCGGGAACAATAATGCGAATGTAATCGACTTCTGTGTAAATGGCGCGACCAGCTTTCCTGCTTTCGCCAGGCATCATTTTAGGCTTGCGGAAAAACTGGATAAAAAGCTTGTCATCAACGGCAAATCGAGAATCATCAAGACCGGGAGCGTCAGCAATGGTTGACCAATCGGTTTGAACTGTGGCGGCGTTTGCGTTCATTTTTATTTCCTTTTTTAAGAAAATGGATGGCGCAGGAATATCCCACGCCATCCATTATTTTTAGAGGGTAGCGCCAACCGTAGGATACGAGAAAACCGCATCCGTATTGGTAGCAGCAGCGCCACCCGTGGCAGTGCCAAGAACAATGCCATTAATGGCTTTAGAACTGGCGGTACCATCGTCATCAACAGCGCCAGCAGTCGCAGTGCTGTTTAGACGAGTTCCCTTAGCAGCAGAAGCCAACGTGCGAAGGCTGCCTTTGCCGTAAATCTGGAACCAGCCATATTCATTGTCAGCCATAGTTGCCTGAGCAGCCCCACAACGGCTACCGAAGCCAGACGCACCAGCAGCGGTATTAGTAGTGGTAGCCATAACAAAATCAAAGCCAGTTTCTTCTACGCAAAGATAACCAGCCGCAGTAATCGCGCCATCAGCGCGACCATAAACAAATTCCTGATAACCATTGGTCGGATCATCGTATCCGCCAACAGTCCCCAGTCGGAACGCAGCGGTAGAAGTGGAAACCGTAACCTGCGTGGGATTAATACCAATAATGTCTTGAGCCATAATTCATTCCTTTCAAAAAGACCTTGGTAGGAAAGTTACCTTACCTACCAAGGTAAGTTGACCCCACCACAGGGTTAATTCTGGATACGACCCTGGAACTGAGCGCCCGAAGAAGTCAGATTGCCAGCCCAAGCCAGAATCTGAACTTCCGCGTCCTGGTTGATCGCATAGCGCCGCGTCGGGCTAAGAGCAACCATGTTACGATCCTTGTGAGGACGCAGGAAAATGTACTTCGTGTTGAGCATGAAGCCAGTATTGGCCGGGCAATAGCCACCAATACCGCCATCAAGCACAACGTCAGCATCCATAAACTTGATCGTCGGGAAACCAAGATCGCCAGTCTTGGGGTCGGTAAACCGCTGCTGCGCCTGGAGCGAAGTCATGTAATAGGTCCAGTAGGAATTGCTCAGAACGACCAAATCAGGACGATCAGAGCCACGAACCAACGAGGACCAAAGAGTGTTCATCGCCGCCTGGATCGTGGTCGAGGACGGAGTGACACTCTGAGAGCTAAAGTCATAAAGCTGCGAACGCCAGAAAGACCAAGTAGCGCGGTCAATGCCGCCGTAAGTGCCAGTGGTCGGGTCAGAAGGAACCGCCGCATCAAGGCCGGTCACTTCCTTACCGCCAGAACCAGTACCATCGCTATAAACCGACTGCGCCAGCTTATTAGCCATCGTGCTTTCGGCAACGTTCATGCGGGCTTCGAGCAAGTCAATAAACTGCTCACGGCCAGCGTTCTGCAACATTTCCAGGCCGCTCATAACGACCGGGCAAGCAAGCTGCTTAATGTTAAATTCAGCCGCGCTGATAACGTCAGCCGCCGCAACCGGCAGAAGATCGTAACCGCTATAGAAACCGGCATTGCCGTTCTGCTGGAACGAAAGTTCCTGGAAGATCACGTTACCGCCGCCAAACGGCTTTACGTTGCCACGGTTATTAAGACGGGCAAGCAAAGCATTGTTTTTGGTGACGTTATCCGCAATCTGGCGAGTACGCGACTGAATCGTAGTAGCAATAATGTCCGTAACGGACGTATTCGCAAAAGCCATCTGATTTCTCCATGATCTATTGCCCGCTCAATCGGGCGGTTAAAAACACACATCGTCCATGCAGCAGAACGAGTGGTCCGATCATGTTCTGCACCATAGGCGCAGATGGCATAACGTCCCCGACGACAAACAAATGGGATTGTTAATCTTTTGTTTGGTGTCGCTGCACGTTGTTGAAATTGTTATGTATTTTACATAAGCAGATTGCGATGATTTGTTAACTATAAGTGTTCTTGCGATGGCACTTAATTGTTAACAAGTTCGCAAAAGCAGTAAAAACATAACAATAACAATTACTTAGCAAAACATTGTTTTGCTTTATAAACCATACGCTTATCTAGAATGTGAGGCAATAGCCGCCTCAATAGCCGATCTAACGTCCACAGCCGCTCGCTGCGGCGCTGAAATAGCTGGCGCTCCAGATACGCTTACAGCCGCAGCCCTGGCCTTCTGCGCTGCGCCAGTAAGCTTATTGGCGTCAGCCGTTTTACCGCGCTGCTGCAAAATGGTTCTAATCTTGGGGTTGGCAATGCAAGCCTGTTGATAAGCTTCCTGCAAGCTAAGCTCGCGTCCACGGCGTTGCGCGACTTCCATCAGGTCGGCCATATCATCGCGTACATCTTCAGAAAACTCGGCGTTTTCCAGAAAGTTTTGAACTTCTCCAGCAGCTTCCTGCGTTAACTTTTCCTGCTGCATATATTGAGCCTGTTGAAACTGGTTCATAAATTGCTGAACTGGTGCCAACTGCTGTTGCAGCATATCCCTCATTTGAGAGGACTGAGCATCCTCTTGAGGAATTTCGCCAATCAATGCCGAATCAAGCTGTTCAATAAACGTCTTTCCAAATCTTCCAACGCCAAACTGCTTAACAATATGGGCAACCATTTGAGCTACGTCGCCAGACGTACCAGTTCGCAACCTGGCTGCTGTAGCCATCAAATTATCAACAGCCTGAAGCGGATTGCTGTTTTCTGCCTTAATGAACATTTCATAAGGCTGAATAACCCGGTTGAACTGCTCAACCATCTTGCGGGCTTCAGTGCTTTCTTTGAGCGTATTCTGAATTTCACGCTCGCGGCGCAAAACTTCGTTCTTTATTTCTGTCGGCAACGCAGCCCAATGTTCTCTTGTCTCTGGACGCCATGAGACAGGAGCTTTTTCAACCGGCTTAGGTTCAGCTTTAGGGCCAGGTTTGATTCCAGCCTGTTCAGCAACAACAGGTGCTTCTTTTTGATCGTTTCCCTGTTCTGATTTTGCAAACTTTCCCTGGTTGTCTCGCTGCTTTTCGGGTGCTTCATTTTTTACAGGCACCTCTACTTCAGGTTCAGAACCAATAGGCTGTTGTACGATGGCATCAGGCTGTGCGCTCTGCGTTTCTTCTTCTTTCGGAATAGCAGATTCAAGTACATCCCTGATTGTGGTGGGTTCAGTAGACATTTTTATTTATTCTCCAGTTGGTGAATTATGCGGCGGATATGATCCCGCGTAATTGTTCCGCCTTTTTGATAATAATTTTCTCGTTCTGTTTTTTTCTTAGCCCATGAATCTTTATAATCATCAACAGTCGTCAATCCATGTTGCTTCATATAATCGCGATGCTTCTTTCGCGTACCAATGTCAGTGCCATCAGTAGCGCGTAATCCTTCATAATGGCCGTCAGATACCATTATGTTATCTTTGCTTGCTTGCTTATGTGGTGTTACTTCGACAACTTTTTTAAGCTGTTTGTCGTAAATATAAACGCGGCGCATTACTTCTTCCTTAGCGCCTTGGCTTGCATAGCCTGTTTCAACATCTTTGTGCCGGTGTCGGCTTTATTAAAGTCTTTGGCTACAGACTGAGGAACGCCTACCTTTTTGGCAAACGCAGGATCATGCGCTGCCGCAGCCATCATCCTGGCTTGCGTTGGCGATTTACTCGGCATCTTTGTATTCCTTTTTATCTTCTTCAGTATCTCCTTTGCTCATTTCATCTTCAGACTCGGAATCCATAGCACTCATATCCGGTTCTTCGTACTTATCCGGCATACGCGCAAGCTGGCGAAGAATCTCAGCATAAATCTGCATTTTACCCTTCATAACAACCTCCTACCATTTGACCTTGTTTGCCCAATAAGCCGCAGACATTGGACCTTTTGCAATGTTGCTGGCATGACGCGCCTTAAAAGCTTCGCGCCGGTTCCTATATGCTTCTGACTCGCCTTCTTTCTTTGGCGATCCGCTTACGCCCTGCTGCCCAAATCTAATTAGCTTTATATGTTCTCCCTGCTTGGCAAGAACAGCATGAGATTTTGTAGGGTGCGATGGAGTGCGCTTGGGATTGTTAAAACCGCCAAATTCACTGCGAAGCGCATTAATGCGGGCTGAATATTTGTCCATGACTAATTCGTAAATACGCCTACGGCCAACACTTCAGCCGCAGAACTGGTTGTAACTTTCCAGCCGCTTTCCTGAGAAATCATGTTCATATCTATAACGTAAACGCCTTTGCTTACGCCGCTCGGCACAAGCAAATGCTCCATCGTTCCATCAATTATTGAAATGTTTGCAGTATTATTTGCAGTAAGCGTAACAATCAAACGATGCAAATAATCCCCAATCTGTCCATGAATCCCAAGCGCATAGCTGGTTTGTGCGCCGGATACATGAACATAATTGTACCTATATGGCTCTGGAACCCCAGACATGGCTACCTCACAATCGGCGGCAAGTTTTGATTAGGCTGCATCGCAGCGCGTACAGCCGCGTTCATCTGCAATACTTTGGCCTGAGTATCCACTTGCGTTTCTTGCGCGTTGGCTTCGCGCTCTTTGGCTTTAGCTATGTCTGCCGCTGTTTTGGCTTGCTGCTCTGGGCTTGGCTGCGGCGGTCCTGGCGGATTTGCCTGAAGCTGTCCAACAGCCTGGTCAATAACGCCTTCAATTTCACTAGATACCCTGAACTTGGCAACAGCCCACTGCATAAGTTTAAGGAAGTACGGAGCAGCCCCAGGAACCGCTTGAGCCATTGGAGAAACCTGGCTGATAAACGCGCCAAGACCCTGCATAAACTGTACAGCACTATCGCGCTCTGCTGCCCAATCAAGCGCAGCCATTGAATCAGCTT